CGAAAGGCCTGCGCCGCACATGGATGGAAGATTATTTTGAAGAGTTAGCGGTCACGACCGACGCAGTGCGCATGGACCGCCTGAATGGTGGCGCTCCCGTACTGGCCGCGCACGACTCCTATTCGCTGGATAGCGTTATCGGTGTTGTCGAGCGCGCATGGATCGAAAACGGCGAAGGCAAAGCGACGATCCGGTTCAGCGAGCGCGCAGAAGTTCAGCCGATCATGCAGGACGTTAAAAGCGGCATCCTGCGGAATATCAGCGTCGGTTATCAAGTTCATAGCTACGAGCGCATCAAGGCCGAAGAAAAAGGCCAGCCAGATACGTATCGTGCAGTCGATTGGGAGCCGATGGAATTATCCATCGTGCCGATTCCGTTTGACGCTGGTGCGCAGGTTCGCAGCGCGCAGCCAGTCCACAGCGTAATAATTACCACTCGCGGCACCGCCGCCACCGTCCAAGAGGAAATTGAAATGGTTGATACAGTAACGGCTCCGGTGGTCGACAAGCCCGCCGAACAACCGAATGTCGACGCGATCCGCGCAGAGGCAACCGCCGCCGAGCGCACCCGAGTTACCGAAATTCGCAGCGCCGTAGCGAAGGCCGGCATCGACGCGAAAATCGCCGAGAAGCTGATTGCCGACGGCGTTGCAATCGACGCAGCACGCGCGCAGATCATCGACGCCATGGCCGAGAAGCAGGCCGCAGAGCAGCCGAACATTCGCGGCCAGCTCCGTGTCGAATCTGGCGATGACCGCTGGATCGAGGGCGCGCGCAACTGGATTTTCGAGAAAGCGTCCGTCCGCCACCTGGTCGACAAAGACAAGAAACTCGACGGCGGCGAATTCCGCGGTTTGCGCATGGTTGACCTGGCGCGCATGTCGCTGGAACGCCACGGCGTTGACACTCGCGGCATGCTGCCGATGGAATTGGTCGGCATGGCGATGACTCGCGGCAGCGCATACAACGGCGTTTCTGATTTCGCCGTGTTGCTCGAATCGGCAATGCACAAAACTCTGCTCGGTGCCTACGCGACCGTAGCCGACACATGGCGCCGCTTCTGCGCAGTCGGCAGCGTGTCCGATTTCCGGGCGCACAACCGCTATCGCCTTGGTTCTTTCGGCACGCTCGACGCGCTGAATGAGCACGGCGAGTACAAAAACAAGCAAATTCCTGACGGCGCGAAAGAATCAATCACCGCGACCACCAAGGGCAACATTATCGGCCTTACTCGCCAAGCGATCATCAACGATGACATGGGCGCGTTCAATTCGTTGGCTGCCCGTTTCGGTCGCGCTGCTGCGCTGTCGGTGGAGGTGGATGTATACGCCGCGCTCGCGCTCAATAGCGGCGCCGGCCCTGCGCTGGCTGACGGCAATCCGGTGTTCTATAACCGCGGCACCGGCAAAAACAACATCACGACAAGCGCTGCGCTTACCGCTGCCGCACTCGACCTGGATCGTCAGGCAATGGCATCGCTGACCGATATCAGCGGCAACGAGTATCTCGACCTGCGTCCGGAAGTGATGCTGGTCCCGCTGACGCTCGGCAGCACCGCGCGCGAAATCAACAAAATGGAATTCAACGAAGAGTCGAACAAGCAGAACCGCCGCCCAAACAGCGTGCGCGACTTGTTCCGCGATATCGTCGACACTCCGCGCATTTCCGGTAATCGCCGTTATCTGTTCGCCGATCCGAATATCGCGCCGGTTATCGAGGTTGCATTCCTGGACGGCCAGCAAACTCCGTTCATGGACAACCAGAACGGCTGGCGTGTCGACGGCGTAGAGTGGAAAGTTCGCCTCGATTACGGCGTAGCCGGTGTCGGCTACGAAGGCGCGATCACGAACGCGGGCGGTTAATAATTCTTTGGGGCCTCGGCCCCTGTTTTTTTCGAGGGAAATATCATGGCACGTACTTTTTCGCAGCCTGGCTCCACCATTACGCTGACCGCCCCGAGCGGTGGCGTTGTTGCTGGCACGCCGAAACTGATCGGCGGACTTTTCGTAGTTCCGCAAAACACTGTCGCGGCTACGCTTCCCTTCGAGGCGAAAACCGATGGCGTGCATACGCTGACTAAAACCAGTGCGCAGGCGTGGGCGGAAGGCGACAAGATTTACTGGAACACCAGCACGTCGAAGTGCGATAGCGACGGCACCACCGGCCCGCTGATAGGCATTGCCGTTGCTGTGGCAGCAAACCCGACCAGCACCGGCGTTGTGCGCTTGAACGGCACCGCGCCGGCCGCATCCGAAGGCCCGCAGCCATTAATTGCCGCACTTGTCGACAATTCTGGCGGCGTAGCAGTCGACGGCACCATCGCTGCAGTCACGTCGAGCGCTACCGCCGCAGACGCCGTTAAAGAGCTTGCCACACAGGTGAATGCAATTCTGGCGGCGCTGAAAACTGCCGGCATAATTTCCTCGACATAAGGTGATTTATGCCCTGGCCGGATATGGCAGACCGTATGCTCGGCGTGGCTGTGCGCACGTTCAGCCAGTCCGACCCGGACGGCGAGACGCGCGTGCAGTACATGCCGAAGGGCGCCTCGTCATATCCGCTCTCGGCAGTTTTCGACAAGGCGCATGTGTCGGTTGATCCTGGCATCGGTGTGCCGATCAGCTCCACCAATCCAGTTCTAGGCGTGCGCTTATCCGATATGCAGGCAGAGCCGAAAAAGGGCGATCGCGTGCAGGTTTCTGGCGTGATTTATTCCGTGGTCGACAGCCAGCCGGACGGCGTAGCGGGCGTCATGCTGGAGCTGCATAAAGCATGAGTTCGCAGCGAAAAATGATTCGCAAGGCGGCGGCCGAGATTCTGAAAATGAATCCGCCTGTCGTGCCGAACGTGAAAAACATTTTTTCGAGCCGCGCCACTCCCGCATGGGAAGATTACGAACTCCCTGCCGTTTGTGTCTACGCGACGCGCGAAGCGATCGAAATACAGCAAGAGGCGCCGCGCATGTATAAGCGCGACCTCGAATTACGAGTCGAAGTTCTCGCGGGCGGCCGACATATCGATGACGCCCTCGACGATATCGGCGATGCGATTGAGCGAAGAATAGGCCGCAGCGATTGTTTGACCTATGCCAATGAGCCGCAAGTCGATGATATAATGCTGACAAGCCAGCAGATTGAATTCAGCGGCGAAGGCAGCCAGATTCAGGGAGCGCTCGTTATTACCTATACGGCGACGTATTACACCTACGAGCCGGACGAATGCGCGGAAAATCCTGTCGACGATCTCGACGCGGTGGATACTGAGTACAATTTAGCAGGCGAGCAAGACGAGGCGGACGTTGCCGAGGACTTGATCGAAGGACTTAGCACATGACGCGCGTCGCGCCACGAAATGGCATGATCATAATCGATCCAATAACGCGGCAGCCTTTGCGCGAAGTCGGCCTCGATGGCATGCGTGGCGAGGATCGCGACCTGTCAGAAGCATATTGGTATCGACGCCAGCAAGACGGCGATATCGAAATCGTTGAAGCCGAGCCGCAGCCGACGGTCGCGCCGGAAGAAACGAAACGAACACCGAAGGCCCGCAAGGGCAGCGACGAGGGCAAGTAGATGGCGATTTCGTTTCTAAGCATTCCGTCCGCGATTCGGACGCCGGGCGCTTACGTTGAATATAACGGCAGCAATGCGGTACAAGGCCCGCAGATTCTGAATTTTCGCGCACTGTTGATTGGCACGAAAACCAGCGCCGGCACTGCGGTGGCAAATACACTGGTGCTCGTCACCAGCGTGGCACAGGCAAAAACGCTGTTCGGCGCAGGCTCTGTGCTGACCGGTATGTTCGAGGCGTTCATCGCGCAGAACAGTTTTACCGAAGTGTGGGCAATGCCCGTCGACGAAAACGCCTCCGGCGTGGCCGCCTCTGGCTCGATCACGCTCAGCGGTTCCGCAAGCGCTGCCGGCACGTTGTCGCTCATGATTGCGGGCCGCTCTGTTCAGGTCGGCGTCGCATCGGGCAACAACAACGTCGCGATCGCCACTGCTGCGGCGGCCGCAATCAATGCCGACACCGACTTGCCCGTCACTGCATCGGCGCTGTCTGGCGCTGTAACGCTCACTGCCAAAAGCAAGGGCGAGACCGGCAACGATATCGATATTCGCGTTAACTATTACGACGGCGAATCGACGCCGAGTGGCGTCACCGTATCGATCAGTGCAATGGCGAGCGGCGCGACCAATCCGTCGCTTACTGCGGCCATTGCGGCGCTGGGCGATGAGTGGTTCCAGATTGTTGGCTCCGCATTCCGCGACGCATCCAATCTTGCCGCGTTGAAAGCAGAAATGGACAGCCGCTGGGGTCCGATCCGCTCGATCGACGGCCATATCGTTGCGGCAGCCAGCGGCACAGTCGGTGCTATGACGACGCTTGGCGGCACGTTCAACGACAAGCATTTGACGATTATGTCGACGCAGAAATCGCCGACACCGGCCTATGAAGCAGCAGCGGAATCCGCTGCGATCGCGGCCTACTATGCATCGATCGATCCTGCGCGCCCATTGCAGACCATCGAATATGCGTGGATGAAGGCGCCGCAACGCGCAGACCGATACACGCTGAGCGAGCGCAACACGCTGCTGTATAGCGGCATCGCCACGCTGCGCGTGAGCACATCGGGCGCGGTATCTGTCGAGCGCATGATTACCACGTACAAGACCAATGCAGCAGGCGGCAGCGATCCGGCTTATCTCGATATCGAAACGCTGATGACGCTGCAATACATCCGTTACGATTGGCGTAACTACATTCTGCGCAAGTTCCCGCGCCACAAGCTCGGCAGCGACGGCACGCGCTACGGCCCTGGCCAAGCGATTATGACGCCGAAGCTGATGAAGGCAGAGGCGGTCGCCAAGTTCCGCGACTGGGAAAATCTCGGCCTGGTCGAAGGGTTCGAGCAGTTCAAGCGTGACCTGATCGTCGAGCGTAACGCGAGCGATCCGAACCGCCTTGACGTGGTGCTGCCGACCGATCTGATCAACCAGCTGCGGGTCACAGGTACGCAAATCGGATTTTTGCTGTAACCGTCTGAGAATTTTGAGGGCTAGAAAATGGCAGGACAAAAACGAGTTGGCGGCCTGATCGCGCTCAAGATCGACGGCAACCAGTACAACGCAAAAGGTAATTTCACCTACAACCTCGGCCGCCCGAAGCGCGAAGGCGTGATCGGTGCCGAGGCGGTGCACGGCTTCAAAGAAACACCGCAGCTCGCGTTCATCGAGGGCGAGATTACCGACAACGACGGGCTCGATCTGGCGATATTGCTCGATGCGACCGATGTGGTCGTAACGCTGCAGCTCGGCACCGGCAAAGTAATCGTGCTGAATCACGCATGGTTTGCTGGCGACGGCACCGGAAACAGCGAGGACGGTAATATCGCCGTCCGTTTTGAGGCTGATAGCGGAGAGGAAATTCTCTAAGATGACAACGCTGAAACTGCTGCACCCGTTCCAGTTTGGTGAAAGCCGCACCGTCGAAGAGCTTACGTTCTCTCGCCTCAAGGGCAAGGACATTAAAAAGCTCGGCGGCGCGCCGACGATGGGCGACCTGCTGGAGCTTGCGTCGAAGTCGGCAAAAGAGCCGCCCGCCTTATTCGATGAAATGGATGCCGCCGACGTGCTCCGCGTTACGGAGGTAATTGGCGATTTTTTGGGGAGTACCCCAAAGACTGGCGAGAGTGCCTAACGCTTCTCGCCGACGCCTTCCACTGGCCGCCGTCCGAACTTTGGGAGCTTGACGCCGCCGATCTGACATTCTGGATCGAGCAGCTTGATAATTTGAGGGCTCGCCAGAATGCCTAAGCAGTTTCCGCTAGAGATTGTCATCGCCGCGACCGATAAGGCGAGCGCGGCGATTAAGCACATCACGGATCGCGTGGATCGCGTCAACGAGCCGTTCGCGCGCCTGTCAAAAAATCTCGGAAAACTCACAGAGTCCACTGGTCTTGCGCGCGTCGGAACGGCGCTTGCTGGTGTCGGCACGGCCGCGCTCGATACAACCAAGCGCATCGCATTCGGCTTCGCTGCGGCCACTACGGCGGTAGGGCTATTCACATACCGGACCGCTATGGCCGCCGATGAGATTGGTGACGTTGCTGCCCGCCTGAATGTTTCGACCAATGCGCTGCAGGCGTGGACGTATGGGTTCGAGCAGGCCGATGTGGCACCAGAGGCGCTCAACAGCTCGCTCGACACACTTAATAAAAACCTCGGCCTTGCAAAAATCGGCATGGGCAAGGCGCTGCCGCTGTTTCGCGGGCTGGGGCTCGATCCGAAGAAATTCAAAACGCTCGACGATCTGTTGCCGGCGCTGGCCGATCGCCTGTCGCGCATATCCGATCCAGTGAAACGCTCCGCGATCGCCACCAAGCTGCTCGGCGATGCCGGCTCACAAATGGCGCTCAAGCTCGCCGAGGGGCCTAAGGCGCTGCGCGATATGGAGGAAGCTGCGCGGGCTGTTGGCGCTGTCATCGACCCTGGAGTTGTCGAGAATGCCGGCAAGTTCGACATGGTCTGGAAATCGCTGCGCGCGACATTCAAAGGCGTTGCCGGCAACGTCATGGGCGAGCTTTACCCGTCGATTATCGATCTCACGAAGGCGCTGCAGCGGTTTCTGCTCGACCACAGGGACGAAATCAAAGAGTGGGCGAAAAACTTCGGCGAGAAGCTGCCGGACAACATCAAAAAACTGTCTGCATCATTTGATAGATTGCGCGCGGCGGTGCAGCCGATCGCCGATGTGTTTAAATTCTTCGTCGACAATATTGGGCTCGCAAACACCGTACTTCTGGCCCTCTCGGTGACGATAGGCGGCAGCCTGATCGGCGCGCTATTCAATCTCGGTATCGCGCTGGCCGGCCTTGGCATATCGCTTACCGCTGCTTTCCTGGTGCCTGCTGCGATTATCGCCGGGCTCGGCGTTCTGATTTACATCGGCTGGCAGATTTACAAAAACTGGGACAACATCACGCGAAATATACGCGCGCTGTGGGATCGCCTTGTCGCCGGCCTAAAACAGAATTGGGAAGATATTAAGCTGGCCGCCGTGGCCGCCTTCGATTGGATATATGACAGGCTGCAGAATCATCCGCTGTTTTTGATCTTCAAGGGTATGCGGTGGGCGTTCGGTCAGATCGGATCGATCGGCGGCTCAGGGCCGGTTGCATCGGCTGCGCCGATTGGCGCCGGCGTATCGCTCGCGCAGCCTCGGCAGAAAGTCGAAGTTAAAGTCGATCTGTCGAACCTTCCGACAGGTACGCGCGCGGACGCGAGCGCAACCGATGGCGTGCTGTTCGATCTGTCGCGTGGCTGGGCAATGTCGGGGGTGCAATAATGGTTGCGTATGATCGAGAGCCAGTAGTGATGTGGAAGCCGATGGCGCTGCCAACAATATATAAGCTGCCGTCCTTTGCTGTGGCTGAAATGTCATCTAGAAAGCGCCCGCCAAAATCGTTTAGCGTTGATCGAGGGCCTGTGCGCAGCAAATACGCGAAGGCGTATAAATAATGGCCGTCCGCGAAAATCCGCCGCTCTGGCTGCAGAACTACCGCCAGGCGTCCTATCGTGGCGCCGTGTTTTACGTCGACAATGTCGACAGCCAGTTCGGTCGCCGGATTGTTACGCACGAATATCCGCAGCGCGATATTCCATACAGCGAGGATTTGGGCCGCAAGGCGCGCAATTTTAACGTCACCGGCTATTTGGTCGGCAGCGAATACCAGCTCGCGCGCGATGAGCTGATTAAGGCGTGCGAGGAAGGCGGCCCCGGCGACCTAGTGCATCCGTATATGGGCTCGCTGACTGTCGTCTGCGGCGGAATTACCGTGCGCGAGCGCCGGCAGGATGGCGGCTACTGCGAGGTCTCGCTATCGTTTGTCGAGGACGGCGAGAACCAGTTCCCGGCAGCAATCTCCAATCCAGGCACAGCCGTTGACCTGGCTGCGGATGGTGCGCAGTCGCGCGCCACATCTGCTTTCGAGCAGGTGTACAACATTAGCAAGTTGCCGGAATTCGTCCGCACAGAAATGGTCGACGCAGCAAACAATCTGTTAGACCCATGTGAGCG